GACAGAAACAACTAATTACGCGTATTACACTCTCAAGAGAGCAATTGATACAATTGCAGATCCTGAACTGCTGGATATGAATCTTTTAACTGTCCCCGGACTTACTTTAGATGCCTTAACCGGTCACATGATTGATGTTTGCGAAGATCGCGCAGATGCCATGGCACTGATTGATCTTGCTAATGTTTACATTCCTGCACATGAGGCTTATAATAGCAGCAAGGCAGATAGAATTGGCACAACCCCACAAGCAGCTGCCACAGCGCTGAGAGATAGAAGAATTGACTCGTCTTACGGCGCCGCATTCTATCCATGGGTACAAACCAGAGATGCTGGCAACGGTAAGCTGGTTTGGATTCCACCAACAGTTGCTATGATGGGTGTTTTAGCCAGTTCGCAACGTAGGTCGGAAGTTTGGTTTGCGCCTGCAGGCTTTAACAGAGGTGGTCTTTCTGAAGGCGCCGCTGGAATCCCAATTACAGGTATTACTGAGAGATTAACATCTAGAGAAAGAGACACTCTTTATGAGTACAACATTAACCCGATTGCATCGTTTCCTTCCACAGGAATTGTAGTCTTCGGACAAAAAACACTTCAGGAGCGCCAGAGTGCTCTTGATAGAATTAACGTCAGAAGATTGGTTATATTCATGAAGAAGCAAATTTCTATTCTTTCTACACAGGTTCTATTTGAACAGAATGTGCAGGCAACTTGGAATCGCTTCCAAGGTTTAGTTGAGCCATTTCTTGCAAACATTCAAACAAGATTCGGTATTACCGACTATAAGTTGATTCTCGATGAGTCTACTACAACCCCAGATCTAATTGATCAGAATATCATGTACGCTAAGATTATGATTAAACCTGCAAGAGCAATTGAGTATATTGCTATTGACTTTGTAATCGCTTCTTCGGGTGCATCATTTGATGATTAAAAATAGGGATTTTCCCCTACACTACTATTTAAAATAAAGAGGAGTTTCAAATTATGCCTTTCTGGTCAACAAACTTTGGTGAAGACACAACACTTAACGATCCTAAAAGAAAATTTAGGTTTATTGTAGAGTTCCAAGGAATTCAAGCAGCACAAGGAGGAGCACAGCTGTGGTATGCTAAAACAGCAGCAAAGCCATCCTTTAAAGTTGAAACCACAGAACATTCATTTTTGAATCACAAATTTCATTATCCCGGTGCTGTTACCTGGGAAGAGGTTTCAATTACTTTAGTTGACCCTGTTTCACCTGATATGACGGCTACTCTTTCTGACATTATTGTTCAGTCGGGCTACTCTCCTCCTGCGAATCCCAATGCTTTGAGCACCATTTCAAAGGCTAAAGCAGTTGGTGCTTTAGGAACGGTAACAATTACACAGCTTGATTCGATGGGTGACCCGCTTGAAAAATGGACCCTTTGGAACGCTTTTATTACAGAAGTCAAGTATGGCGAGCTGGAGTACGGCAGTGATGATATCGCCGAGATGACGGTTGGTCTTCGTTACGATTGGGCCCGCGTTGAGACTTTCGCTGATGGATCGGTTGCTGTCGCTGGCGGCGGCGGTTCCTCATTTTTTGGCTTAACAGATAGCTAAAACTAATATATAATATAAATAACATAGAGGTGTATATTGTCTAGAAATAGAGACCGTGTTGCTGGCACACAAAAGCCCGACACATCCCCTCCTGCTGCTCTGCAGCAAGATGATGCAGGTGGGTTTTCCTTTGTAGTTCCTACAGAGTTTATTGATTTGCCGTCAAAAGGCAGGTTTTATCCGGAGAATCATCCCTTACGGGATCACGATACAATTGAAATCAAGCAGATGACCGCTAAAGAAGAAGATATGTTGACTTCTAAGTCTCTTCTTAAAAAAGGCGTGGCATTAGAAAGAGTTATTTCTAGTGTTATTGTTGATAAAAGAATAAATCCTAGTCACTTATTGGTGGGCGATAGAAATGCCATTATCATTGCATCAAGAGTGTCCGCTTATGGAAACATGTATGATACGAAAGTTCAATGCCCTGCTTGTGGAGAGACTCAGCGGTATTGCTTTGATTTAAATGAAACTCCTGTTATTGATTCTGAGATTGAAGAAGGTAATCTTTTAATAACTGACAATAAAGATGGGACTTTTACAACTGAGTTGCCAAGAACCAAGCTGCTTGTAACTTTTACTTTGCTAACTGGCATGTCAGAAAAAAGAATGTTAGACGGGCTTGAAGCTGATCGTAAAACCAGAAACCAGCATGAAAGAGGTGTAACAAGACAGCTCGCCGGTATGATTGTTGCTGTCAATGGAAATAACACTTCCGAAGCAATTAATTATACAGTCAACAATATTCCATCTGCTGACTCTCGTCATCTTAGACTGGCATATAAGCAAGCCTCTCCTGATGTCGATATGAATAGGCATTTTGAATGTGAAGCTTGCGGTCACGAAGAGCGGATGGAGGTGCCGCTCACTGCCGACTTTTTTTGGCCTGACCGATGAGTATATGGAAGATGTTTATGAGCAGTTTTTCTATCTGAAATATGCTGGTGGCTGGAGTTTTAGCGAGGCATATAATTTGCCGGTTGGACTGAGACACTGGTTTGTTAAAAGATTAGCCAAACAGATAGAACTTGAACAAGAAGCAGCAGAGAAGGCTTCGAAGGGCAAAGGCTCCAGCTCCCAAACACTAACAGCTGGAAATCAGCCTGCTCCACCACCAAGTATTGGCAGATATAAGTCGTAAGCAATGTTGTGATGACATTGCTTTTTTTTTATCAAACTATTTACTCTAGACTTTTCGGTAATTAATTATGGCCCTTGATCCAAGCGACATCGCAGATATTAAAAGAGCAATCCAAGAAGGTATTGCGGCTGGTGTTGCTGGCGCAGCACCTGCAGGCGGTGGGGCTCCAGCCTCGCCAACAGGTCCCGGTCCAGCGCCAGCACCCGGAACAATTACAGACGCTGATATCGCAAGACTAGAGCAATATAAGCTAAAGCTTCAGCAGATGAAGCAAACTGATGAAATCAGAGTACAAATTCAAGCCCAAGAAGTTCAAATTGCCCGAAAAAAACTTCAAGCAGCTATGCAGAACGCCACCAGCACACAGGAGGAGCTTCAAAATCTACAAGAGATTCTTGAGAAAGAAGAAGAAAAACTTAAAAAGATTAAAGAGTCTAACGTTGAGCGCGAAAAAGGTCTTCAAACATTAAGAAATATTGGAAAAGAAGTTGGCTCTTCTATGACAATATACAAACAGCATCCATTCTTTAACGCTGCAAAAATTGCTGAAGTTGGAAAAGCTTTTCTTAGTGCTGGTGCTAAAGGCGTCATGCCGTTTCTTAAATCCCTTGCTGGTGGGATCATTACAGCTTTTATTAATAATGTGATCGGTTTATTATTTGAATTAGACGAAGCCGAATCAAAATTTAAAGCAGCCACTGGTGCCGGCGCCGGAATGGCTCGCGAAATGACAAATCTTTATGAGCGCAATAGATTAAACACCGTTAGCATTACAGAGTCAAACGCTGCGTTCACAGAGTTATTCACAGGAATGAGCACATTCTCCATGATTACCGCAGAAGCACGCGCAGAAGTTGCGGATATGGTTGTAGTATTAGAAAAACAAGGCGTGGCTCTTAGTGATGCGTCTGCCGGCTTAGAAACATTTACAAAAATGATGGGACAGACCGCAACTGAAGCTGCACGCTCGTTAAGCGAGATCTCGGCACTAGCTATTGATCTTGGAGTTGCACCTTCACAAATGGCAGCAGATTTTGCAAAAATAGGACCAGAATTAGCTAAACTTGGATCCGATGGTGAAAAGGCTTTTAAAGACTTAGCAAGAACTGCTAAAAACACCGGTCTTGAAATGAGCAAGCTTTTGGCAATAACAAACAAATTTGATACTTTCGAAGGCGCTGCTGAAGCAGCCGGTAACTTAAATGCGGCTCTTGGCGGCAACTTTGTTAATGCCATGGATCTTATGATGGAAACAGATCCCACCGAAAGATTTAGCATGATTAGGGACGCAATTGATGACGCAGGGTTATCATTTGACGATATGTCTTATTACCAAAGACAATTTTATGCAAATGCCTTGGGTCTTGACAGTGTTGGCGATTTGGCACTAGCGCTTTCTGGTGATATGAGCGCCCTCGGCGATGAAGTTGGGATGACTTCTGCAGATTATGAGGCTCAAGCTGAACGAACCCAACAGTTAGCGACACTAACAGATAAGTTTAAAGCTATAATCGCAGAATTAACCCCCACTTTGATGCCATTATTAGATAAGCTGCATGAATGGACAGATAATCTTTTACAGAATGAAAACGCCATGGATGAACTAAGAAATAAAGTTGAGAGCTTCATGGCGCCATTCAAAATGCTTGGCGACATTTTAGGACACCTTGTTAGAAATTGGCCGATATATCTAGGGTTACTTGTAACTTATAAAGCGCTTATGATAGGTCTCACAGCTATTATAAATGCAAAAGCTCTTGCAGAAAGAGCCGCAGGATTATCCACAAATCTTGCTCAAACAGCCACAATAAGGCAGTTAGCAACAATGAAGAGAGCGGTGCCCGTATTCTTATCAATGGGCGCAGCAATACTTATGGTTGGCGCTGGATTTGCTTTAGCTGCATTTGGTGCGTCACTATTGGCTGAATCTCTGAAGGGCATGTCCGGAGGAGAAATGGTAGCCTTAGTTGTTATTCTTGTCTTGTTGGGAGTTGGTATTTTCTTCCTGGCAAAGATGATGCTAGGTGCCACTGTGCCTGCCGCAGGATTTGCAACCGCAATGATAGGATTAGGTTTTGCAATAATGTTGGTAGGGCTTGGTATTGCTATAGCAGCTCTTGGCATGGCCTTTATGATTGAGAAAATAGGCGAAGCAGGCGCCGGTCCATTATTGGCTTTTGCACTCGCGATGTGGGCGATATCGGGCGCCCTTATGTCACTTAATCTTGCCCTAATGGCTTTGGCTAATCCGCTGACGCTTACAGGAATGACAGCTCTCGGAGTGCTGCTTAAATTAATGGCGGTTTCTTTAGGAGTCTTAATGGTTATTTTAGGAATAATCATGTCGCCGCTAAGACAAGTGTTATCTAGTATGGAGCGACTAGCCAATATGGACATGTCAGGGCTAGGCAATACGTTTGCTAGTATTGCTGAATCAATGATGAAAATGAGTGTAGTTAAGCTAGTTGTTGCAACAAGAATGATAAAACAAAGCGAGTCTGCGCTTCGCGCAGCAAAAGCCGCCGGCTTTGGAGTTGGAGTGTCACCTGTCACCCCGGCGCCCGGCGGCGGTGGCGGTGGCGGCACACAGAGAGCGCGAACACAACAAGTGCCAAGAATTACAATTCCAATAACACTAGAGCTTGATGGTGACAAGTTTGCTGAAACGGTTGTTGATGTTGTCGACCAAGCCGGCTATGAAGCGGCTACAGGCAGAGGATAAATACAGGAGGAATACAAGAAATGGCAGATTATGGAGACGGTTTTAATAGGGTAGATCTTAGAGGGCAAGGCTCTTTGCCTTTTAATTCAACAAGATATGGAGATCCCGCATCTACCGGGCAGGTTCAAGATCGCGAAGTAGAAACTTTAGACGAATCAGGAAATGTTGTAAGCACTGAAACTTTAAACAATAGAATTACAGGATATAGACCATTTTATGCTGATGGGTCGGATGCTTATGCTAACGACAAACAGTTTTGGATCTCTGTACAGCATGTGCCAAGCCAGCAATATGTTCAATTCAAAGCTTTCATAAATTCTTTTAATGAAACATATAGTTGTGATTGGTCTAGCGAGCATGTTTTTGGTAGAATTGACCCAATTTATCAATACAAAAGCACCGGTAGAAGTGTTACATTAAACTTAGACATTCCTGCCGCTTCTGAAAGCGAGGCTTACGAGAATTTAGCTAAGATAGGACTACTTACCGACATGTTATATCCCAATTACGGAACGATTGGCAGCGCTCAAACTCTTTCACAATCCCCAATGATTAGATTAAAAGTTATGAACTTATTGGCTAGCCAAGCAGCAATGCGTGGCGTTTCAACGTCTGGTGTAAACGGAGGCTTTACATTTAGTAATTTGTCAGCTGGTCACAACTCAAATCCAGCTAGAGGACAGTTGGGCGTTATAACATCATTGACCGTTAATCACAACTTGGAGAAAACTGACTCTGGTGTTATGGAGATGGGTGTTAATACAATTTTACCTAAGCTTATCGACATTTCAATAGATTTTAAAATAATTCACGAAGTGCCACGTGGCTGGAACGGAACAAACCGCAACTATAGCGGAGGACCATACGGTCTTGATGTAGACAACTCGCAATCTAGCGGTCAAGTTCAACAAGCATCAGCTATTGACCAAGCTAATCGCAATGCATATGATGCGTTAGAAGCAGAACAGCAAAGATTAGATGAAGAAGACGCGCGTGAAATAGCAGAACAGGCTCGCGACAATGAGATCGCACGCATGTATGATATTTTTGGACCGAATTTGGCTGCTGGCATGCTCGCTCGCCAAGATCGTCGTCAGGCCACACGCGCACTACGCGGAATCGGCGCCGACCGAGCGACGGCTCGATATATCAATGCAGCAGCTAACGTCGATCACGGCATTTTCCGGATGGATTATGAAACGGACGAAGATTATATTGACTCACTTCGCTCCACTTATTCAGAAGGAGATATGGAATAAATGTCCAGGTACAACAATAGTAACAAACTTATCAACGATAGTAGGTTTTACAGAGATTTAATGGAAAAAAGAGGTACTAAGCAGCTTACGCATTATGGCACTCCGATAATGAAAAACCCTTCCGCGCTTGAAAGAGCGCAGATTGACACCTCTGGTCACATTTGGAAATATGGCGATCGTTTTTATACACTGGCTCAAAGATACTATAATGATACAAGATTTTGGTGGGTCATTGCTTGGTATAATGGTTATCCCACTGAAGCAGATATAAAGCCTGGAGATTTTATCGACATTCCTGTTAATATACAGGATGGACTTCGTATTCTGGGGGTCGGCTAATGGCAGATACAACTGGAAATGGGTTTAGCGATTCTGAAGAGAGGTGGTGCCAAGCCTACGGCGCCGCCCGGTCTAGCACTGTTGACGAAGCAGAAAATCCTCTAGTTCAAGCGCAAATTGAGCAAGAACAAGCAGCTAATGAATGGAACGGTGTCAACGATGATGGCGATGATAATGGTAGTGGATATCCAGTAATGATGGCCACCCTTAAATCCACAAGAGACACATTTTTAGAAAAAATGGACGCTATGCTAGCTTGTGAAGCATCATTATGCGAAGGAAATATTGATAAAAGCGATAATCTGTACTTTGCCAACTTCGGCATGTGCAAAGGAGAAATAACAAGAGTGCCATTTTTTGGATATCTCGGTCCGACTGACCACTATGGTGCTGGATATTATCGACCCTCGGAAATATCCGACGCTTATGGCTACACAAGTTATCTAAACACTTATCCAGATGGAGGCAAAGCAGATGGTTCTGCTGGTTGGATGCGCGCCCCAAAAGGAATTTTTGGAGAATTTTGGCACAATTATGAAGACTTGATGAATGGCAACAATGGCGGCGTCAAATTGTGGGGCACCGATAGAGGTCAGGATATGTGGGATAGGATGAACGTTCATGATCATCGAGAAACCCCTACAAGTCCAACTGGCAGAGAAGAAATCGGCGATCAAATATTTACAACTTTAACCTCGCATAGTTGGATCAGCACTATGTTAAGCTATAATAGTGCTTTGAAAAATCGAAATATTGGTGATAAAACATCCGGAACACAATGGGCTCAATTATTTAGAACATTTTACAAGGTGCCTTATTCAGAAAACGTCGATCTGCCTGGACCTGACGGTTACGGCGATGAGGATGGACAGGCTGCGTACTACACTGCGATGAATCGATGGCGTCTTTGTGCAGAAAATCGTCTTTTCGCTGATAAGCGCAATGGCGGTACAATCGACAATTCTTACACTCCAAATTCCTTTTGGCGTAGTATGAAAATGTCCCACATGTGGGATGCTGGGGAGGAATATTTTGGATCTAATCTAGACGGTGGCTATGAATACAATGGTCTAACTTGGGATGATCTTAGCTCAGCATGGCAAGCCAGATGGTATGATGCCAAAGCTAGACTTCCGGAAGGCTCCGGAAACCCTTCAATCAGAACAGTTCTACGAAATTGGAATAACTATGATGGATCTGCAGAGGGGCGCGATCACTGTGATACTCCAACATCCAGGTCAGCAAGATGGTGCGGCTCTGGCGAAGCAATTTCCCTTGGGACTAGCCGTCCTTGTTTAAGAGCAGTTTGTTATTCATCTCAATATGAAGCTGCGCAAACCGCTTTTGCTGAAGCTCAAGATGCTTGGGATGCGTTTATGGAGGCTACAAGAAACATTCTTAACGCCGCAGCCAAAATATGGTGCGCCAAAGAAGAAACTCTAGCTCGTTATGACGAAAGAATTGAAGAGCTTCAAGAGTCCGGACTAGCTTCGGATGCAGCGTTAGCCGAGCGCATGTTGGAGGAGCGTCAGCAGGTTATGGACTCTGCGCCATCGCAGTTAACTGCGGATTACCAAAGAAGACAACTTTACAAAGAGCAATGTTTTTTGTTGTCCGCCTGTCACCATCTTGCTGCCCATAAACTCGACACTATTGAGAGACCGGGAAAAAACGTATTCAGGAGCGAGGGGCACGATGACCCGCGTACAGGCGCCGATGTTCCGTGGCGCCCAAAAAAATTACCTTATAACAATAAGCCTGGAGGCACTGCGGCTAGCCAGCTGGATGATGCGTATAACGAATATTATGCAAATACAAACGCCACACTTTTGCTTGACGGAGATCCTTATGCATTCATCAATAGACTAACTCAAAACCCAGATCAATCAATTCTTTTTGATGCACACACCACAGATTTGACAACTGTGGTTCCAACAATGAGATTTTTTAAAGTTGAGACTAGAAACGGCACGGTCCATCAACAAGAAATTGAATTCGACTCTTATGCTACGCCAGCAGATGTTCAAAGTTTAACAACGAATTTAAATAAACGCTCGTTTGGGGTCGGCTTAAAAAGTTTTGATGTCAAATATGAGGGTGGCAACTTTTTTGCTGTTAACAAAAGCATAAAGGCAACGTTGAAAATTTTCGCATCAAGCTTTCAAGAATTATTAGTATTAAACCCTGAAGGCTTTAGATATGTTGATTTGGCTTTAAAAACTGGTGGAGAATCCGGTGATGAGCGTGCTTGCGGAGAAACGAATACAAATATAGCTGAAGAAAACGAAGATCGAGCAAAACTAAATTTTCGATTAAAAGCGGTTATAGGATGGTCAGAGCCAAACGGAAGTGTACAACACATGTCGTATAACATGAAGGATGCTTTGTATGATTCGTATGTTACAATTAATTTAACGCCAACAGTACACAATTTTCAAATAGACGATATGGGAAGAGTTGTATTAAGTATTGATTATCTAGCTTATGCTGAAGATTTCTTCGACCAAAACCAATTTTCAGTTTTTACCTCTGCGGATCTCGTCACCACTCAAACTTTAAGAAGATTGTCGTATGATTATTGGCGCTCAAGATGTAGCTCTGAGCAGCTAAACAATATAAAATCATCTTATCAAGAAAAGAAAGACGAAGAGACGAGGGCAGCTATTACCAGCTTAATCTTTGATATGAACGAAAGAAGGCAGATATATAATATTCGAATGACAGCAGAAGATATGGAAAATTATATGAGAAATGGGCCCTTCTCCGATCAAAGTACAACTATTGTTCCTACAAACGACACGTTTCCGGAAGAATTGCAAACAAGCATCCAGCAGGCTATCGGAAGATTCACCTCAGATGAAGCAAATACGAATCTGGGATCAGTCGCTCAAGCTCTAACTGTAACAGATCCAAATCAAGAATATGTATCATATTTTTATGTCAGTGATCTTTTGGACAATATATTACAAGGTATCGACAGCAGCATGGATGAAATTATCGAAAACTTGCGAGATCCCCCCGCCAAATATACTGCCGCTGGTGACGATTATGATTTTGTGTGGGATGAGTGTGAATTAACCAGAAAACAAAACTTGTTTGAGGATTTCAAAATTTCTTATCAAAATTTTAGACTGGTATTAGGTCCAATAGAGCTTACTCAGCTTGATCGATCAGGAGCCACTCGATATGTAAATATTGGAGACATGCCAATATCTATCAAGTATTTTATTGAGTTTCTAACTGATAAATTAGCGAGTAAAGAAGAAAATAGCTACCCTTTAACAAGATTTTTGAATGATTTTTTAAATAGCTTAGTAAGGACATTTTTAAATGATGACACGTGCTGGAACATTCCAGTTACCCAGAGATCTAACCTGAATCAATCCGCTGTTTCCTCTTACAAAACGCGCTATCTTAGTATGGGAGGGTATAGCGATTATGAAGACGAAATTGTAAATTACATAAAATATAGTCTTGGAAGATGGCACTCGCCAGTAGGTTCAGCAACAGATTTAATGTACGATGGCAGATTAAAGATAGCAGACGTATCAAATAGCGGGGACATGCCACTTTTAAGAGTCTCAGGAAGCCCCCGAACACCTGATGGCGGTGTACCTGCAGATGCAACGGAAACTGAAGTAAATTATATGGTTTATTATATCGCCAGATCTCAACCGGCAGAATATATGAAAGGCAATAGAGAATTTGATGAGTCGCGCGGAATTTTTCATTATGCCTTAGCTAAAGATCGGGGCATAATTAAAAAGATTGCTCTCAAGAAAACATCAACGCCAGGACTCGCTGAGGTCAGATTCGAGCAATCGGGATTTGATGGCTTAAAGCAGTTGCTTGTTAAGTATGATGTCAATATAACCACTTATTTAAATGTAAAAACTTTTCCAGGCAATTATATTTTTGTTGATCCAAGAAGTTTTGATCCAACATCAAATCTAGTACCATGCGACGATGGTAATTTAACTGAATATGGTATAGGTGGATACTATATAATTGTCTCAGCACAACACACAATCGCTGCAGGCGAGGCTGTCACTAAGATCGCGGCAAGGTGGGTTAATAAGATTGGGCATGATCCTGATGATGAAGAACATACTGCATGCGGTAGTGTTGTCATGTCTGATACTGAAGATGATAACGGAGGTGAATCGACAAATTGTGCCACAGAGCGCGCTATTCGTGCCGACGAATCTGGCGGTCTTGGAGGCACAAAAAGAAAAGGCATTTCAATATCCTCTACTGTTGGCTTAGAACAGTGGGCATTATAGGTGAAAATAAAATATGGCTATAGATAAAACCGTTTATGCAACAGACAACACAGAAAAAACCGCTGATGCGTTTTATAAAAAAGAAGTATATAACGCAAGACTACAAGAGCAACAAAAGTACTTGGGCAAAAATTTAATAAATTTTAATTTTGCAGAGCGCTCTTTATACGGCAAGATTGATATGAATTTCGCACCAATATCTTTGCAAAAAAACAATATAAAATACATCTCAGCCGCGTATGCAGAAACTGATAATAACTCATCCAAAGTCGCAGCTGTTAATTTTGTTGTCGACGCTTATATGGAAATGGCACGTCAATTCGAAAAGGCAGTCATGACGGGCAAAATCTCAACTAACGAGGCATACTTATCGAATTTAAAAGTCTACAAAGCATATGAAGACCCACATAAAAAGTACGCCGATTATCACAAAATATATGCCGATTCATTAGCTAGCTTTTTGCAGAAAGAGGGCGACAGCGATCCTTTTGTAACCTTTGAACAATTTATCGATCGTCTGATGCCGGCGCTTACAAAATCATTGCGATCGCACCCGTTTACTAAAACTGGATTTATAAAAAGCAAATACTGCCCACATAGCTGCAGCGGATTAGTACTTGAAATTGCAGATTTGTCATATTCAAATGATCAAGCAAAAATGGATCATTTTATAAATAATAAAAATTGGAATTTTTTTGTTAAAACATGTAGTTCGCACGGATTTATGGTAGATCAAAATATTCCATGGAGGATCATTGCCAATATTGGTAGCCGAGAGTTTATGACCTTGTTTGCCAGAAGATACATGAGAAGTTCAACTGGAGTATCGCCACAAACACTTTTTAATAGATATTATGATTTAGTTCATGTAAAATGTTACAGAACGTTTAAGTTTTATCTCTTAAGTTTATATAATCAATCGCGCCCAGGTATAGCAAGATTTAAAAGCTATTGCAACATTAATGGTGAAACGTCTAGATACGAAGCTAGCAGGCAGTATGATCCTTTTAGATTTGAAAATTATTTTTCTGAGGAATATTTTTTAAGATTGTATTGTAAATTTAGATTTTTAGAAGAGGAATCTAAGTTTACGACACAACAGCAAGAACAACTGATCAGAGAAATGGTTGATTATTATGGGGGCAAAAAAACAAATTTAAACGCGGCACTTTATATTTTTGAATATATATTAAATAAAACGTTTGACTATATTGGCTCAATAAGCTATATTAATAAAGCAATTGAAGCCAGAAGAGTATACGAAGAAGAAAGAATGTTAGAACACAGGCAACAGCAAGACATGGAACCCGATGAAGCCCCAGGATATCTATCTAAGATTGTAGATGGTACTCAAGTAGGCGCCCTTCCGGTTGATGACATAACCTCTCGCACAAACCCATTTCGCCGATATGGCAGAAGCCCAAATCAAATAAGGACTAATGGCAGCTCAAGTGAAACTGGCAATACAGGTGGTACTAGTGGTGGAGGTGGATATTGATATTCCAAGCACTTGACGACAAGTCAGAATGTATTGGAATTTACGCAGACGGCAAGTTGTCGTTTGAGGATTTTCCACACAACCTAACAAAGACATGGCGCTACAGCGCATCCATTACAGACCCAGCGGTGGAATATGCCTGGATACGTGCGGGAGGGCGCAATATTACCGATTGCTGCCCAGAAGATTTGTGTAATGAACTTCAGGCTGCACAAAGAAAAATGAAGGCTTATTTAAAGTCTTTTAAGATTGCTAAAGTTAATATGGCCGATCACTGCGTATTTGATTTGATCCCTCATGACTTTCTTGAGCAGTTTTGCGAGATTAAAAATAAAATCACAGAATACGTATTTGACACATATGAGAAGCCAGACAACTATGAGCATTTAAATGCGGTGTATAAGCTACTTCACAAGATTAGATATCAGAAGCTGAACTTAAATAGTGAAGACTGCAAGCAGCTGTTTTATTCCTCTATGAATCGCCAAAAGATTCAAGAACTTATGAAACATTATAAACGCATCGATTATAATATGTTTGGCACTATCACTGGGCGCCTCACAACACATCCAGAATCGTTTCCTATACTTACGTTAAAAAAAGATTTGCGCCGTATAATCAAGCCTCACAATGACTTGATGATGAGCCTTGATTATAATGGTGCTGAGATCCGCACACTATTAGATTTGTGTGGGCAAGAGCAGCCAGATTATGATATCCACGAGTGGAATGTTCAAAACGTAATTAACGATTTGACAATGACAAGAGAAGAGGCTAAGCTATATTTTTTCGCATGGTTGTACAATCCTGAGTCAAACGACATTGAATCAGAATATTATGATCGTGAAAAAGTTCTTGACAAATATTATAAAGACGGTTATATTCATACACCATATGGACGCAAAATCAAAGTGGAGCAGAGAAAAGCATTGAACTATCTAATTCAAAGCACAACCGCTGATCGCGTGTTGGAAAAAGCTGTATTGATTGACCAAATGCTTGAGGGCAAAAAATCTTTTATCTCGCATGTTGTTCATGATGAAATTGTTATTGATTATTCGGATGAAGATCGCGATATTGTGATTGGCATTCGTGATATTTTTGAAGATGGCTATATGGCTAATCTACGCGCCGGAAAAGACTATTACAACTTGAATGAGTTAAAGTTATGATTTCAATAATTGGTCTTGGTAACGCAGCATCGCGAATCGCCGAGAAATTTAAAGCGACTAAAAATTACAATGTATTCTCACTCAACAGCAGCATTGAGAGAAACTCAAAATATAAATTTAAATTAAAATCATACGAAACTCCAGAAGAGTACGAGGAAAATATTCCAAATGTCAAAAAGTTTTTTGCTGACATAGATGATCACGTTCAGGTTCTTATTGTTGGTTCATCATTTAGCTCTAATTATTCACTAGGCATTCTTGAGCAAATAAAAGACAAAAAAATAGATATTTTTTACGTTCAACCGGACTCGGAACTTATGACAGGAATACCTAAATTACTGGATAAAGTGGTTTTTAGTGTTATGCAGGAATATGCACGGTGTGGTAGATTTAATTCTTTTACTGCTATTTCAAATGTCATGATTGAAAAAACCATTGGCGACATTCCAATCAAAACGTATTATGATAAAATAAACGATTCAATATTCTCAACCATTCATTATATTAATTATTTTACACATGCTGAGCCAGAAATCGGTATGGTAGCAAAACCGCTTGACATAAACCGCATCAGAACTTATGGAATTCTTAATCCAGAAAATCTTGAAGAAAAATGGCTTTTTGACCTTGACATGAGTCGAGACATATGTTATTATTTATGTATCAATAAAGAACGTTTAGAAAATGAAGGAGGGTTGCATAAGAAAATTGTCGATTTGCTAAAAGATAAGCCAAAAAATGCATTTCGTAAAATTTCATATGCAATTTATGAAACAGAACATCAAGACTTTGGGCTCTGCGTTGCCCACACTAACGCAATACAAGAATACACTTGACAAGCTACGTTGAGTGTTATACAATAGAAATCAAGGAAAGCTTGATTTACTTTACCCAACAAATAGGAGAAAATAAAATGGGAATTGATATGGAACTGATGCGAAAGAAGCTCGCATCCCTTCGCGGCGAAGGAAATAAAGACAGCTCTTCACCCTGGTTCAAGC